GGTATATACTGTACCTGATGTCCAGTCATATCTTGGAATGGCTAAAGCAACATCTGAAGATGTTACACGTTTTGAACCAATCATGTCTCTCCAAGGCAAAAATTCTACGTTTGCTGTTGAGTTTGTTGGTGTTGGTGGTGAAGAGTCTGATGCAAACGCTGAAGTTCCTCCGACATAAAAATACATAATGCTGTTGGAAGTTTCGCTGAATGCTTCTGAAAATTGTTGAGCATTATGAACTCTAAATTTACTGCTTACAATTGCTGGCATAGTGTTCTCCTAAATTTTTCTATTTATTTATAATCAAAAATAATAAGTTTCTTTGTATGCAGAAACATTATTATACACGTTTTCCGCAGGCACATTAAGTGTCATATGGGTCGAATTTGCAATGCTTGAAATAATAAACTTTTCAGGCAATACAATAAATGGTACATTGGGTATAAGTTCGGTATTAAATGTTGTTCCTGTTCCAATGACAACATTACCAGAAACACTGACAGTTCCTGTTATTTTATTAAATTTAGTAACTGTTGCTAAGAATTCATCTTCAAATGTATCATTTTGTAATAGTGATATTGGATCATTAGCGAATACTAAAATTTGAACGTCACCGAGTGTATTTAATATTGGATCTATTAAATTAGTGGATACGTTAGCTGACTTTGGTAATACTACAATTTTTTCCGAATCTTCAGCGGCAGAAACATCTTGAGTTAAATTGATCTGTTCTACAATTTCTATGTGTCGAGACACACTAACATCATCCGTCAATTCAATTTCGATTTCTTTCGATGTGCTAACTGTTATTGAATTAGAATTTACAAAACTTTCTATTTCTTTTTGAATTTCAAGTGCTTCATATGAAGTCTCGGTATTTGCTGTAAGTGTTATTATTGGATTGTACTGATTTAAACCTTCAATGACAATCTGTTCATCACCTAAAAGTGATAGAATAATTTTACGTTCAGCTTCTAAATTGAAGTCTGTTGAAATATCAATTGACATTTCAAAGCTGGACTGGACTTCAATTTCACCTACGGTCTGGACTGATGCGTCATAGAAACCCTCAAGATATACAATGTATTCGTTTACATTGGCAAATACCTCAGTCGTGCTTGACAATACTTGAGGTGATACATCAATAAACAATTGAATGAGAATTTCGCCGAAAAATTGTAAACCGGCTGGATGAATGACTTTTCGAACAACATCTGCGTATTGATCAAATACCAAACCGCATCTAATAACATATGAAAAGTCTTGATAATAATCAGAATCTTGTAAAATTTTATAGTCAATTTTACCATCATCATTTGTCCAATTGCCGTCGTCAATCGCTAATCCTGTAATGATCGGTCTTAAAAATGCATTACCGTCACCAACTAACGCCGTGTTTGCTGTTGTGGCAAATTCATAAATTAATCTTTCTGTACCATTTTCTAAAAGTAACTTGTCATCATCTTCAAAAAGAAAATCACCTGTTATATAATTTATACCAAATCCATCAATTGAAACTGCTCTTATTGATCCTATACCAGTTGCATTATTTGCAACGTCAACTGATATGGTTGCACCTTTGCCCTGGATTCCTGTAGAAACTAAGTTTGCACTAACACCATTTGATGATGTCACTGTGATTGTTGGTAGGCCCGATAATGTATATCCAGTTCCAAAGTTTGTAAGTTCAATTCTTGCTATTGGACCTTCAACGGACCAATCTTCGTTCTTGATAATATCATCATAACTATTTTCAGAAATCATTCTGAAATCATCTTCAAAAAGCAAATTATATGACGTAGACTCTACTACGGCCGCAACATTTCCGGCAGCATTTGCTCCAGATCCTCCAGTAAATACAAGTGCATCACCTACAGCATATCCTGTACCTGCATTTTGTATTGTAATTAACTTATTCGATAAAAGACCTAATGCCGATATTGTAGTGTCTTCTAAAGTAATTGTAGGTGCTTTGAAATAATCTGATCCACGATTAATGATTGATACTGTGGATGTTTCTCCGACCGTATAACCATTTGTAACATATGAGTTAGCGATTGATGTAACTCTAGCAGCAAAGCCTGTACCACCAGTTCCTGTATTGTTGATGATAGCGTTTACGCCCTCACGATATCCATATCCAGGAACATCAATGGTAATTTTTGTAATCGGTGAACTTTTGATGGATAAAACACTAGCATTTGCTGAAGTTCCTACTGAAGATTCAATGCTTATATTGTCACCTACACCATAGCCTGATCCACCATCAACAATTTCAAATCCTGTCAGCATACCGTACGCTGTGGTATTTACTGTTTCGTCGGCTACAACATAAATTTTTTCATCTGGTAAAAATGTTCCAGATGTCAAAGTCAATGTAAGTTGGGATATCTCCGTTGGTCCAATGAAAAATTTTCTTATGTCAACAACGTTGCCTAGTGCACCACTTGTTTCACCTGCAACGGTTTGATTTAAATAATCAGTTGTATTATCAATGGACAGTACACGAATTATCCTTGCTTTTTCAAATTTGCCATCCGACACACGGAGAATTTCTTCACCAGGATATTTAAGTTCAATATTTTCGCCGTATAGAACACGAAATAAAAACTTGTATGATTCTTCGTTACCTTTTGTTCTAAAAAATTCTTTAAACTTTTTAGCGATGAATCTTTCGTCCACTTCCATATCCATGGGCATTGTGGAATATAATTCATCTTTTAAAAATTCTACATACTTGTCTACCGAGTTTTCAATTGTTCGATTATCACCAAGTCTACCTGCGTGACGTAATACATTGTCCGTTATTGCAGTTGTGGTTGCAGTGGCACCAGATGTTTCACCTTCAATTAAAGTTCTAAGATCAAATGGTCTATTTGTTGTCATCTTGACAACTAAAACATTATTGGCTACATCAACTTGTTTAATAACGCCAGTTGCAACTGATACATCAAATATATCACCGTTTGCTACAGTAACAGATTTGGTTTGAATTACATTTTCATCTCTTTGAAATGTGCCAGTTTTATTGGTAATTGTAATGGATGCTGTTTGCATCCATTCATAATACGCCTGAAGAAATAATAAGAACTGTTCGGAATCAGCCCTTAGTTCTTCGCTGAGGATGTCACTAAAAGAAAATGACGGCTTATAAGTTGCAATGTCGGACATTTTTATCTATTTACAAGACTGATACTATTATCATCTACAATAGTCACATTTATATCTGCATCACGAATGGAAACAATTTGATTTCTAAGAGGTAATATGTCAAGGTTTCTTGGATTTGCTGTTAATTTTAATGTAACGCTTCCGTCAGCAAATGCTGTTGGAGCAAAGTTTGTTAAAATAATTGTACCAGCGTCATAATCAACCGTGCCAGCATTTAAAACCACCGCTATTTTATCTGAACCAGATAGTCTGTAGATTCTCATAACACCGTTATTATCATCAAAGAAACATTGACTGTATCCTGAATACGTAAATTGATTGGATGTTATTTGATTACCTTGAGCGAATGCTTGTGTGGTTGATCTTCCATCTGAACTATCATTAAAAGCATTTGAAAAATTAATTTCATATCTCGTCGATTGTCCAAGTTGAATGTCAACTTCTTTTACCATCTTTACTGTTGTTAAACTATTTAAAATGGATCTATCTGATGCATCAATCAAACGTGTTAATTTAGAATATCTAAAGTATTTTGAAAACTCATTAATGTCATCATCGTTATACTGTTTAATTGTATCAATGACTTTTTGTTCTAAACTTGTTGATGAAACCACCGCACGATTCACATCATATTTTACTGTGGTTTCTACCGTAATGTAAATATACTCTGGATCAACAATCTCACTACTTACAGTTAAAACTTTTTTCGGTTTAATTACAGTATTAATTAGATTTGTTTTTTCAGTTGCAGTTAATACTTCACCATTGATTGGTTTAACAGCAATATAAACTTTTCCATATGCTGGAGGATTATTATCTTCTCCACCCCAAACAACAACGCTCTGAATATTAGACTGTTTTAATAACAGTGCTTTATAATCTTCCGCAGTAACAACTCTATTTTGCGCTTCATATGCTTTAGGTGCACTAAATTTAATTTTATTAACCGACTCTCTATCTGCACCACCTGCTGCAGGATCATCTTGTGTAAATGTTATATCGGTTACATTATCAACTGATCCTGAAAATACCAAATCTTGAATATCATTTGCCTCTTTGCCATTTGAAACAAGATAATCAATAATAACAATATTTGCGTCATCAAGGCCAACACCTAAAACACCATCACCAAAAAATATCTCATACAATCCATCTTCAACTTCTTCTAGAAAATACACCTCAGACGTTGATGTAACTTCAATTAAATTGTCTGGTTTTGTAAACACTCGTTGCGTAGTATCGCCTGCGGAATTTTGAATTGTCACAGTCATTGTACCGGTGTCGGCATTCGCATTTGGTATTAAAAATCTTTGTTGAGAGTCTAACTTATTGACGGTATAACTTTGTCTTAAATATGTACCCTCTTTAAGTGTTATATTATCTGTTGCATATACACCATCGCTAGCTGTAATGCTGATAGATTCTGTTGTATTAAATGTATATGATATACTATCTATTGTGCCAGTAAACGTTGTATAAGCAGGAATAGTAATTGTTGCTGGTGCACCACCAGTTGTCGCAACCAAAAAAGATCCTGTGATTGTCGCTGAAGTTATTGATCTGGGCAAATAGTTTAGTGATCTGGCAATTGCTACGACTGAGTTTCTTTTTTGTGCCGTTGCAAGAAAATTCTCATTTGCTATCATGTTCAGGTAGAATGCATTATAGTATGTATTATATGCTAATACATCCAATAAAACTTGCATACCTGAACCGTCAAAATTATAATCACGAAATTGATCCTGGGCTCTAAGATAATTTACGAAGTTTGATTTTATACCTTCGAAATTTAAAGCTCCAACTTTTAGATCGTTAGAAATTGCCATTATGACACCTTCTTAATTGTTGTTTCTAATGTTGTTTTTATATTGGTGTTAATAATATTATAATCGACTATAACTTCAACACTATTTTCTCCAATAGTGCTTTTAATTTTAGTAACGTTGACTCTTGGTTCAAATTTTTTAATACAGTTATAGACACTTTCATTCAATTGACTTTCAGCAAATATACCACTTGAAAATGCATATTTGTAAACGTCAGATCCATAATCAGGTCTAAATGGTCTTGTTCCTCTTCTTGTCTTGAGAAGATTTGAGAGGGATCTTTTAATGGCAACTTCGTCCGTGACCGGACGAACATCTCCAGAAACGGGATGTGGAGTAAAATCTAAGGATAAATCTTTGTAAAATACGGTAGCCATTATCTATTTATTCTACCTTTTCACCAGTTTTTGTGTCTTGGATTTCTTTTCTACGTTCTTTAATTACTTTAGATATCTCAGCAAGTGCTTTTCTGGCCCTGGTGCCCGCTGATTTGTTTCCTTTTTCTTCAAATTTAGCATTCTCGGCTAAGTATGTGTCAAATAAATTAACAAGATTTTCGTGGTTTGTCATGATTATTCCTTTCAAATGTATTGACAAATTAAAAATAGCTTTGTATAATGGCTGTGTTCCGTTTCATATAACATAATTTAAGGTACAACTGGTAATGTTTTAGCAATTTCAATTTGAACATCTTGTGCATCCTGTTCATCTTTGATTAAATCAATCTCAGCATCTTGTGCATCCTGTTCATCTTTAATATCAGAAGGTGTGTATGTAACTGTACTATCAGAAAGTGTAAGCGTATTACCAGAAATACTTACATCTTTACCAGATAATGTTAAATTACCTGTAGCTGTAAGGGATAAATTACCATTAGCATCAATTACAATAGATGTTCCTGATTTATGTGATATTGTGATTGACTCAGAATCCGTAGCGTCACTTAATTCAATCTTTTGTCCACCAGATGTTTCAAATCTCATCAATGGTCCAACTGAGTTATTGTCAGCCGTTTCATAGATAATTATCTTATGACCACCCTTTGTAACCCAATATGTTGTATTTTTAATAGCAATCGAATCATTCTCTGCTATTTCTTTGAATGCTCTAACGTGTTCATACAAACCAGTTTGTGAATTATAAACTCTTTTTGGCTCTTCACCGAAATAAAGTTTCTCCCATCCTTTACCTTCAGGATCAAGTTGACCTGCTGCCATATCCGTTGGTATTGATGGAAAATATCCTATGATGGCAGGCTCTTGGGCCGAAACTCCATCTAAGAAAAATCCAAGAACCCATTCACCAACTTCCATTGATGAATATAAATTATGTGTATTTACCGGCATAATTGCTGTGGCCCATGGTAAATCCTCTTTAGCCACAACTTTAACTTTTACACCATTATCAGTGGTTTCATCCTTTTTTCTAGGATGATATCCAAAGATTCGCACTCGGCATCGACCGAGTTTCAGTGGATCATCAACATCCTCTACGATGCCAATCCACCAGATAAATCCATCTTGACCTAAAAAATTTCTCATTTAACCTTTGTGCTTAAAGAATTGAATTCTACGCTCTTGTTTTGCAACCCATTCGTCAGATGGTTTGCCTTCACCATCATAATACGCTAAAGGTTTACCAGTTTTCTTTGAGACTAATGCCCATTTACCATCAACTTGTTTGAGCACTTCTGAAATCTCCACACCAAATACCGCTTCTTCCCACTCTTCTTGAGATAATGGTGCGGCATGAATATAATCTTTAAACCGTTTCATAGTTTGTCTAACTCTTTGGTGTCTAATGAATTCGGTGGTACATTATCTTTAATCCATGCAAAGAGTTCTTTCTTCACGTTCACATCTGGTTCCATTGCTTTGCCTGGTTTCTTTAGTGTAATATACTTAAAATCTTTTACAATCAAATCATTTTTATCATA